GATACACCAGGGTATTGCCGATATCGAATGATACCGACTGGAGACAGCCACTGTACGAAAGCAGCTGGAAGTCCGTGGTGTTACCCTGCTTGGCGATCACAGGCGTAGCCTGATTCGCGTAAGTAACGGCGGGAGCGGCAGTGTCGGTTGGTGTGTTGTACACACCAGTGAAAGTGAAATCAATCGAAGGGATTTCACCCACTGCCATATTCAAAGTGAATGTGCCACGAGCACCGGTCACTTTATGCAGCACACCATCGATGTTGTAATAAATGGTGCAGCTACCAAAAGAAGCGCTGACCGGCGCATAGGTCACGCTAGTGGTAGCAACAATGGTCTCGCTCATGCCGCAATCCAGCAGAGCTTTGCCGTACCGAGGAGCGGTGCCGGCAGTACCAGAACCAGCCAGCTCAACACTAAACGTGCATTCAACACGAGTATTGGCAAGAAGTTGCTCAGATGCACCCAGGTAAGGGCGCACAAGATCACGGCTTACAACATCACTCTGGAGAGGAGTAATGTTCAAATCCCTCACCAGAATGGCGTCGGCGCCGTCTGGAGTCGGATCCGTCCCGTAGGTCGTTTCCGTCTCCAGAAGAATCAGGCGTTTCCGAGTTAGAAGGGGCATTGGAAATTACCTCTGTTTGGTCAGGTGGCAGCGTTCGTGAAACAAGAGTACGAACGCCTGTCTCGGGGTCAAGGATGTACGAGCCACCTTGCCCTTGAAACTCATCCATCACTGTAAATCCGGTGGCTTATCAGACTTTAGACCGACAAACTAGCAACACTCGTTCGATATTGAATAATATAATCATTGAATATCACGCCGGCAGGCTGATCCGCGTCAATCATGTTGAATGACACCTCGTCAGGCTGCACGTCAATTGCAAGACCTCCAAGGGTTAAATCCACGACCATATTGGCGTGCATGCTTTCGATGACAGGATCGGCCAACTGATCAGGGATGTCGCCCCTCACGATCACGCTCACCCTGACGCGCATACGCCAGTCGAGTGTCGGCAAACTGGTGTTCTGCGTCGGGGTATCACTAATCGGCTCAACCACAATCGCAGGTGATTCAGCGCGCTGCACCGCCGTAACTCGACTTCGATAAACACGACCACTCACACCTGCTGTACTGCCAAGAGCAGTCGTGATCACTGCCAGAATCTGCTCGCGCTTAGTTGCCATTGAATCCTCGCTCTGGAAGCTTGCCAAACGGCCCAGGATCCGAGCCGCCAGTCACAATTGATTTTGCTCGATAATAAATATAACAATCAGTCTTGCCCGCGACCTCCAATGCCTGCATCACCTTGACCCAGTTCTTGAAAGTATCGCGCTCCATGCTCATCGCTACAACACCACGCCTGGCCCCATCACAACCAGTGCGCCAGTATTTGTATTGCCGCGTGTAACACGAGCAATCGGCTGCTTATTGGTCGGAGCAGTAGTAGTAAAACCACCGCCATTGGCGACATAAAGAGCGGAATTAACGGCATAGCCATTGGTGTTCATCGCCGTGATTTCACCTGAAATCACAACATGGCCATCGGCGTTTGCTGCAATCGCTGCATCCAAAATACCGATCGCCGGCATCTTCGCTAAATTCGCCGCATCAGCCGCAGCGACAATTACCGTAGAAGTATTGCCAACATTGCCGGTAATGTACACAGGCGTACCCTTGGCCAGTGTTGACGCCGTATCATTCCGACAATGGATGTAAACAGGGCCAGCAAGCGCACCATGGATATGAGGCAAAGTTGCTGTGCCTGTTACAGATAATGTTGTAAAAGTGGGATTATCATAGCCCTGTACATATAAAAGCGAATTCCAAGCTGTCGTCCCATCGCCCAGCTTTAGCTTTCGCGTATCGCTTTCAAAGCCAACTTCACCAGCCAACAGCACCGGATTAGCCGCCGTCCAAGCCGCAGCAGTCCCATTGCGAAGCTTAAACCGCGTAATCGTGTCGCTCATGGCACTCCACCATCAAGTACATTCCCGGTCACATACGTCGTCGCAGGACCGCCTCCATCAAGGATAACCGTGCTATCTACTTCAGCTCCATCGCCGCTGAGTACAGCAGGCGACATCGCCGCCAACACGGGTGTCGCACTACGCTGCAACATCAAATCGCAAAACTTACCATCATCAAGCAGCTCTACTGATCGCACCGCATAGGGCAATCCATCAACATTCACACCAGCGCCATACTGCAAATCACCAAATAAACTCGCCAAACAGGTCACCTTATAGTCCGTCGTCAGCACAACGCCGTCAGCAACCATCTCGCTAGGCATATCCAGAATCCCGACGCCACTCGCTGCACCGGCTGAGATCGGTACTCCGAAATCAGCAAGGAATACGTTCAGGTCTTCCGTAAATGCCATCGTCGTAAGTAGGCCCGATGCCGACAGCAGAGCGGGAACAGTCGAATTCTACGCACAAAAAAACCCCAGGTCACGCAAGGCAACCTGGGGTCCGCGGTCATCCGCTATCAAGCGTACTTCTTCACGCCAACTCCATTGATGGAGTAAGTATGAGTCGAAGTAGAAGTGGTCGACACAGCCTTGATCCAACGCTTGGCAGCGCCCTTGGGAAACACCAGATACTGCTTAGACGCAGTGGTGCTCACCTGAGTGAATGCCACAGCAGCAGAAGCAACCTCAGAACCACCGCGATAGAAAGCAGTGGTCACGTCGCCATAGCTGCCGCCCTCGGTATCGCTCGACTGGATTTTTACATCCAGAGTCGAGGTGCCGCCGTTCTCGACATCAAGAATGATTACAAGGTCGCCCTCGTAATCGTTCATGTCAATTGCTGTACCGTTCAGGTTGGAAGTGCGCTGGGCAGTGGGAGCAAGAGCAAAATGCTCAAGCTTTTCCAGACCTGTAGAAAGAATGGCCATGATCAGTCCTCTTTTGTAGGAGTAGTACGAGCCTTCCGCGCAGCTTTCACCGGCTCAGGCGCAATTTCTTCCACCACCACAACGGGGGCAGGCTTCTCCACCGCAGGGGCAGCAACAGCTTTGCCGCTGCCAATCAGCAGATTTCCATCAGCATCGCTGACCTCAATAAAGGAGCCGGCCGAAACCGGCTCCCCCGAGATCATGACTTGACGCAAGATCTCGATTCTCATGATCAGGTGCCGTAGCAGAAGGCGCCAGGCTGCTTCACTGCCACGTCCACATCTTGCAGAGCAATGATGCGAACGGTGCCAGCGGTAGCGCCAGCGTAAGGATCCACGGTCAGATCCAGACCAGACCACATACCCATGATCATCATGGAGAAGTCACCGAACAGCGCGTCGTTGTTGGTGAGCTGGTTGGAAACAATGGCGGGGTAGCCGTTGATCTCACCATCCTCAAACACGAAGCCAGCGGCCACAGCAGAAGCAGACTTTGCAGTCGACTTCAGCGCACCACGAGCAGCGGCGTTGATGATGTAACGCATGCTGCCAGCATCAGCGTTAGCAGATGCCACATCGGTCTCCATGCCGATGTACTCGGCGAAGGTGCCGTAGGTGGTAATGGTCTGGCTGCCGATGCCGGTGGTGTTCACCAGGCCCAGAGGCTGGTTGCTGGAACCAGTGCCGTAGATGGCAGCGCTGTCAAGCTCAAGTGCAATCACGCGAGCCAGGTCATTACGAACCATGCCCTCAACATCGATTGAGGACTGGAGCAGCAGACGACGGCTGTAGTCGACATAAGCACCCACAGTCTTGGGGGTCATGTTGACCTGATCGATTGCCTGCTGGCTTTCGGTCGGGCTGCTGTTCTCGCCCACCCAGTAGGCAGTAGCAGCAGAGGTCTGACGGGGGATGCTGATGTTGCCTTGCAGGCCGGTCAGCATGGTCACGCCAGCTTGAGCCAGTGCAAGACGATTACGCAGCAGGTCAATGAACGAACCAGACAGCAGTTCGTCAGCGACCAGATTGCCGCCGGCGCTGGGGGTGCCCACCACCAGATCACGACGCAGCACTTCGTTAGGAATCACGATGCCGTTGCTGGCACGCTCATACTTCTGAGAAGCAGCCTTGCCGACCTCGATCTCGAACTCAGCAGCCCGACGAGCAGAAGCATCGCCAGGATTTGCCAGATAGTTCAGAGCGCGAACGAAGCTGAACGAACGGGTCTCCTTGTCGGAGAGGCCAACATCATTAGCGGTGATGTCGGCAGAACGGATGGGTTGTTCCACAGTTTGAGAGCCGAGTTTTTCAAGGACGGCAGCACGAGCCTCATCGAGGGTGCGACCACCGTCGATCAGCTCGCGAGCCAGGTCTTGCATCTGGTGCTTTTCGCCCAGTGCATTAATGGCGGCGATACGGGTACGCTCGGCCTCTGCGGCCTTGGACCGGATCACCTCCAGATCTGGAGTGTTTTCCATTTCAGGTTCAGGTGTTGGTGATGCGGCGGGGGCCGCTTGAACAATGGTCTCGTCATTAAGAGACCTGCCAATTCCAATCGTAGGATCAGCAGGTATAGAGACCACGCTGACTTCGTAAGGCGACCATCTGGTAGCTACGAAATCACCGCCTCGCTCTTCCATCTTGTCGATGGAATAACCGAAGCTGATGCCGCGCAAAATATTATCGCGGACATCAGCAAGGATTTCCTGGGCAAAACTATTGCGCGAGAAGCGTACTTTTGCATAGCCACGCTTCTTCTCACCATCAACCCATGCGCGCTCTACAACGCCAACAACGCGATCAGGATCATGGTTGAAAAGTAGCGGCGCTCCATCGTTCAACCTGCCAAGATCCGCTGCATCCATCTCATGACTCAGCACTTCGTTGCCGAAGTACCGCATCACCGGGTACTCAGAACTGAAGGGAAACTCGAAGCTCCGATCATCAACAGCACGGAACTGAACGCTCTCGGTACGTTGATATTTACCCTCCAGGCTTCGATCGCCAATCGGCTGGATTTTCGTCAATGTGCTAAACCGATGCCCAACCATCGTCTCAGTTGGCTCGCCATCGCGATAGATCCGAATCAATGCAGCCGGGTCTTCTTCCGATGCATCAATACTGAACTCAGTGCCAGGGACGCCCAAAGTGCCCTCGCGCATCACATGCTCAATTCGCCCACGCGCGCGACCGCCTGAGCTATCCCAAGACACAAAATCACCTTCGCTCAATGCATCAGGCGCAGCACGCTCTACCATCACGGTCTCGGCCTCAATTTGTTCTACTTTAGACCGCTCACCTGTTGCTTCTTCAAATTCAATCGGCTCATAATCACGCTCGCGCAACCATGCACGGGCCTCAGCAGCGCTGAATTCAGAAAGTTTGAATCGGATCGCTTGCAGCTCAGCGCCAGATTCGCCTTCCTTGATCCCGAAAATAAAATCAACACCTTTGCCCGCTGCATTATTGCGACGGCGGAATCGGTCGTACTGCCCCGGATCACGCAGTCGAGCCGCGTGCTCATTCGGATACGGCCTGCCCTCCTCCATCTCAGGTTGCTCTGACAT